AATAAGAGCAGTAGCAGTATCTCCTGCACCGACTTCTTCTAATCCTGTTTTAGCTACTTGCCCAGCGACAAATGGAACCGCTGCTTGTTTTAATCCTTCTTTTGTCGCCAAACTACCCAGATTTCCTCCACCTATAAGTCCTTGAGTAGCTGCTTGTATAATATTTTGGCCGAGCCTTTCAGGGGCAGTCTTTGGTTCGACTTGTTCTGGAGTGTATCCCAATGCAGCTAGCAATGATTCTGATCTTCTTTGTGGTAACTGCTCGTCACTTCCTCCAATCCCTCTTTTACTCAAGAATTCTATAACTTTTTCTTGATTTTCCGGAGAAATTGAAAAAATATCTTCAATTCCGCGGGCACCCTTATATAGACCACCCAAAACAGTACGCGATCCTTTATCTAATAAAGAACGAAGTGCCATTATTCATTACCTCCTACAGAAGGAATAATTACCCAACTCCAATTGCCATTATTATTTTGACTTATGTAATTATTTGTTCCATCAGTAAATATTTGTCCCTGGTTTTGACTTGCAGGACCGAGCTCATTTTCGATGGAGTTCATTTGCTGATTGGTATTAGTGTATCCACTATATTTTTTGAGCGTCTTTTCAGCTTTTTCTCGCATTGCACGTATTCGCGCTAATTGAGTTTTTGTTGTCTGTGAAATATTTGGTTTTGTTCGTTCCGCAGCTCTTAATTTTTCATTAGTGGTCACTCCGGGGATTAATTGAGCTTCCAGAAGTGCCGCTCTACTTGCTAAGCTATCAAATTCATCAGTTTCATCATTAAATGGCAAGACTGACCTGCCAAGCTTACTCTTCCAAGCTCCGCGCCATCCACTGGCAACCTTACCAGTTTTGTGAAGTTTTTCTAATTGATTGGCAATATCAATAATTTCTTCAGCAGATTCAACTTTCTTTGTTATATCTTGTTGTTGCTTTTCACTTAATCTAGCTCCAAATGATGGCTTTCTAAAGGCCTGCGAGAATAATTGGCGCTCTGAAGGCCTTTGGAGTTCTTCTTTAGGAAGTGAAACTTGTTGTAATGCAGCTTGGGTCTGTGGAGATATGGATAATTGTGATTGATTTTGTTCGGCCGAAGCAGCAGCAGGTGCAACTTGTGCTGAATTTAATACAGACTCCAATTGACCCATACCTTGTGGATATAATTCTGATGGTTGGGCAAACCGAGCAAGTTCAACATCTGAAGTAGGTGTTACTTGTGAAGCAAATTCCGGTGCCAACATTTGTATAGCAGACCAGCGATCTCTTTCTGGAAGTGATAGTATTAAATTAGAAACATTCTCAGGAAAGAACTTATTTAATGTTCCCACATCTTGTTTTCTTTGCCGGTCACGGAATTTATCCTGAGCTATTCCCTCAAGTCCTCTAATGAGACCGACTCCCGCTGAATTAAGGTATCCTTTTAGCATATTATCCATGGCCTATCCCCTACTTACGATTTGCTCTGCCGGAATAGATCCCGTAGATCTTCTATTATTCCATTCATTAAAAGCAGAAATAAGATTCTGAAAGGCGATCGGATTGAGTTGATTAACAAGCCCTCCAGCTCCAGGCTCTCCGAAAGCACCGTACATAGGTGATAATCCCAATCTCAACTGTTCTAGGCCAAGTCTTTGATTTTCCATTCCATACTGTGCTCGTTGTGCTGCCAATCTATCAGTTAAAGATGCTGCTGCGCTTGAAAGATTTGTCTGCAAAACAGGAGATGATATTGCATTTCTTCCACTTGATTGGAATGATTCCGTTAGTGATGGAACAAGTTGTTGTTGAAAGTAATTTGTCGCTTCTTTTTGTATTGGTTCAAAGCCTGCGTATTGATTTTGTAGTTGAGATTGACCACTTTGCAGCAAAGAAGTGAGATATTCTTGCTGTTGTGGAGAAAATCTACTAAGCGCTCTTTGTCCTTCTGGAGAAGCAAAGAAAGCATCGTATGCTTGTCTAGCATCAGGTGATGATGATTTAAATCCTCCTGCTAATCCTCCGCCTAGTAATCCTAATGCACCCCCTACTACCGCACCAGCAGGACCAAATGTAGATCCCACTCCAGCTCCGGTAAGAGCTGCGCCTGCTCCTGCGGCTAGCGCGCTTTTCAAATCAAATGCCATACTATCTCCTTAAAACTTGTTACTTTCTAGAATTGAATATACTCCAAAATCACATAGGAAACAGTATAGTTACTCCTATCTGTTCCGGTAGTTATAGTTACTTGAGTGGCATTCACATCAACTTGGATACTATTAGAAACAGCTACCGTCGAATCGTAAGGCAATGGAATATACGTATTCCCTGTTACATCACTTGCGGCTCCGTATATTTTCACAAACGAATAAGTAGATCCAATATTCGCAATACCATGGTTTACCGACTTAGAACCTGCGGCAGGCAATGCACCAAAATTAACTACCGTACGAAAAATAGGACGCGTTGTACCAAAGTTATTTGTGCTCGAGAATAACTGCTGCCCTGTATTAAATTCTGTGTTCAGGTAATAACCTGTGGTTTTAAGATTATTCGCCGTTATAAGATCACCAATGGTAAAATACAGACGAATCAGAAGTTCCTTAAATTCGTCAGAATTAACATTTAATTCTTGTAGTTGAGCAACGTCATAAATGGGATTATACGTTATGAATAATCCAGTATTAGTAACTTGTGGATCCTGCGCCATATTTTCTCCTATTGCAATCTACTTGCTGTTGGCATTGCATATAAGCACATAGCATGCATTTGGAATGCACTGGTAGCAATATCAAAATCAAGCAATTGATCATCAGATAGATACATTCTTATTTGTATACCATTACTATCACCCTGAAGGTACACGGGATGCCACAACCTATCCTGAGTTGATTCTATAGGGTATAGATCATACGGTGTAGTTTCAAGAACTCCTGTGCCAAGTATTGTGTCAGTTTCTATAGCACTCTGTGTGTTACCGTCAGGGCTGGATCCCAATAAATAATCAATAGATATTTCACCACTATCAGTTCTATCCACTAGGAAATCAACTTTTTGAATATATGAGTTTCTATCTTGGCTTAGATACAAGTTAAATTGCTTTGTATACACGTCTATACGGGAAACTCGTGTGATAGTCGCGCCACCCTCATAAATATTTCCAGAAACCAATGACACTAGTATATCTGGCGCATATACGATGATAGAGTTTGAATTTACTACAGCTATGACGGGGTATACGCGATCAACAACACCTAACCCATTAATGTTTTCTAGATAAATGTAATCTCCCTCATCAGATCCACCACTCCCTGTTGTACTTACATCAAGATTGTGATTTATAACAGTTAGCAATACATTTCCTGAACTATTCTGAATATTAGTTACTTGTAGTGAGGGGCTATTTTTAGTTTCAAAAGAATCACAAATAAATATATAACCTTGTTGATTGCCGGCGATTATTTCTTGATTTAATTGTTGAGTAACTCCCGAATCCCATGTCACTTGGGTATTATCCCAAGTAGTATCCATGCTATCCCAAGTAATTGCTGACTGGCTAGCCGCATAGTAATACCCAAAAGCGGTAATAGAATCAGTATTAAATGCCCATGAACCTGTCTTGTAGTTATACACTAATACCTTATTGGGGAAGGTATTATTAAATGAATTTGTGTCATTATTAGGAAATGTCCAATAGACCTGTTCAGCAAAATAATCACGTATACCATGCACTCTGTTTACGGCTTCACTACCGGTGTGTATCTCCCACACAGAGTCAGGAATCTTTTCATCAATACGTTCTACGTTGACCCCATTACAGGCATGCACTCCCACGTTTCCGATAGCGAGTGCTATTTTATCAAATGGAACTGCAGAGAAAGTAGCATCCGCACCCAATTCTATATTAATCCGCTGCCAGGTGAATGGTTGTGCTTGGTTTGCAGTATAAACGAGCGCCCAAGTTGATCGCTCAAAGAATACAACCAAACGATCTTTTACGAAGCAACAGGAAACAATATCTTCATTAGTATCAGCATCAATAGAGTTACCATTTCCGGGTATGTCAGATCTCCACGCATTGACTGCTGTGGGATCTCCAAATGCTGCCCAGCGAGCACGATTAGTATAAGTTCCTGATGATTCTATGGTATTTAAAGCCACTAGCCTATTTTGGTACACAACCAGCATCCGACAAGAATCTAAAGTATTTCCTGAAGCGTCTACCTGTGGATTTAAAACAGACCAAGTAGTACCATCCCAGTATTTAATACCGTCAACTTGATTACCATTGGTTACAAATAGAAGCCTATCACTACTCGTACTACCCCTCCAATTATCACCCCAAAAGAACTGTGAATCAGTTCCCGACCACATGGCAGTTCCCAGTTGTTGCCAAGCGCCATTTACATATTGATACGCAAACTGCATATCGAATGCGAAGGTAGGATCTTGAAGAGAATCTACACTTTGGTACATAATAAGACCCATTATAGGAGTCGCGGGATACCAATAAACCGCCGTGCTTGCTATTGCAGTATTTCCGCCTGATATCTGGAATTGGTACACATTTGGACCGGTTGAATTTAATCTCACTGTCCCTGTAGTTCCTGGGTCAGTAGTTAATGTAGCTGAATTACCGACTACGGTTGGTACAGTTGTGACTGTAAAAATAATGTTTCCGGCTGAAAATGCCGCACCAACATTTAATACAGAATTTACACTGCCAGAACTTGGAAGTGATGTGAGTGCCAGATTACCACTTGCATCAGTAGTTCCAATCTGTAGCCTAACTCGAGAACCCAATTGAATAATTGAATTATCAAGCCCTTCGTTCAATAGACGAGCGCCAAATCGCTTACGAATTCTTCCTCTAAATATGTACGCATTAAGCATCTGCTCAAACGCATCATCTGGTATTAAGAATGGCTTAACGTTTGTTTGTTGACCGCCAGAAATTGGCGCTATCATAAAGCGATCAAATGCCATATTAATATCCTATTGCTATGTATGAAAACACAACAGCCGCTGCTCCCGTTGTCGTACGTGAAGATCCATAAACAGTAAATGTTGTAGCGGTTGCTGCAGTTAACCTGATTGCTTGGTTAACGTCTGTTGTGCCACTTTGAGATATTTGAGGAATTACCGTGAAGCATGCATTAAATGCAGGAATGTTTGCGCCCGTTGGGAAGGTGATAACTGTCGATCCATTGGCATTTAAGCTTACTCCCCATTTTATTAATATACCTGAAGGTAAATATGTCCATCCTGCAGATATATTACCGGGAGTTGAAGTGCTCAATATGGATGCAGTAAATGGTAAGTCAACTGAGCCAGCAAACGATTGCCTGTGAATAAATAATTCATTAAGACTGGTCAATGTGCTGGTTAAATTATATAAACCGTCAACTCCTGCAATAAAAGATGGGGCAGAAGATTGTACCGGAAAAGTAATTTTATTATGTTGTCCCTGATTTCCAGATCCATCGTTGTATGGCACGTGATCTACTGAAAATGCAGTATCTATAGTTGAAAAATTTGTATTGATAAGTCCACGCGAAGCGCCAAGACTTTGTCCAGGAACTGGCACATTATTTAACATATATTCTCCTTAATAAGGCCATCCAGCACCCCACCAGAATCCTGGGCCATAATTTTGTTTACCTTGTGTATAAATAGTTACCGTACGCATATTCGCCTGCGTAGTAAGCGTCTTACGCAGAACTAATGATTCTTGATGCATATATTCAGGCATAATTAATTGCACTGAATCTAAATCACCACGGTCTTCAAATACTTTTTTAGCAGCACCATATGCGATATATTGCCACCATTGCTCAAGATCAGGCGATTGATTGGTGCTGAGCAATTCTGTAGGGCGTAGATCAACTTCTAATTGAACTGCGTATGCCTTGTCAGGGACCGGCCTTATGGTGAATTGATTGTCATAGTACAGAATGCATATTGGCTTTCCTGCCTGATACGGTATAGTTTCTGCAACTATTGCGTTACCTGCGATAGTTGGCTCCGGGAATTGTATGGTGAAATCGCCTGTAAGGTAATTAATGGTACCAAATGCAGGAATAATTGAGCTTGTATTATTCGGCCATCCTAAAATACCTTGCTCATTATTCTGTGGATAATCTACAAAGGTCATGGCGTTATTATTTGCACCTATAGTGGTTATAACAACGTTATTTTGTAATACAGGAGTGCCACCCACACTGGCTGAAAATGGACCGACGGTTCCATCTCCAGTAGCTACATTACTGTTTATTGAATTAAATTGTGGATAATAGCCATAAAAAACGTCTCGCCACTGGGTAAAAAGGACAGGAATACCCGCGATAAATGCAGTAGGATGCACTGCTGCTATTTTATTTTTGAAGTTATAAAGCGCGTCGTTAGGATTACTACTTT